CGAGGAGGATTTCATCAAGAGAGCCGCAGACGAATGCAGTAAGAGCAATCCGGGATGTGGTCATTTCGTGGTATATGCACCTAAAAATCCCGGTGATCGCCTTACACTTAAATTAATGAAGAGGGGCACTTACCAGGCAAACAATGTACCGGGTCCCAATGTATTCAGAAGAGTTAGTTCCGGTAAGTGCGCTAAGAAGATAGAGGCGGAAGAAACGCAAAAGGATGCATCCGGCAAAATAACGGCTAAAGGTTTACAAACTTGGTATTTCCGTAATACTGGACGTAATCCCAGAGATCATTTCGGGTGGGCTTGTAAACATTCTGGTAGCGCAAAAGCACGCAAGGCTAAGATCGATGCGGGACAGCCACTCACAGCACAAGAACAGAGAATGGAAGATAAATGCAAGAGAGTGGGGGCGGATTGTGGTTTCTAATAATATGTTTGGTTATATTAGATAACATTGCGATGCCCAAGGTGAATAAGAGCATATGCATTGGAACGACGATAGCAGTTTTAGTTTTGCTATTCATGCTTGCGCGTAGAGTTAAAGAGGATTTTAAGGTGAACGTGATTCCTCCCAATGCTAAATTTAGCGTTAAAAAGTTGGAGTTGAGCATGAAATCCCCGGGTAAGGGTAAGGGTAAAGGTACGGTCACCTCCGTGGTTACAGATGAAACTGATGGCATGAAAAGTGCCGTTGGTTCTCAGGTTTCTACATCCGCCGTTGGTGGTGCTCTGTCTTCCTCATCCGCCGGTGGTTCGAGCGCGTCAACTTCTACCGGGGTTGGACAGACTTCAATGATGACTGCTCTCCGTGGCGCAGTTGGAACTGGTATCATGTCTCAGACTGGAAGTGCGGTGGTGGCTCCGGGTAGTTAATCATCTCTGTCTAAGAACATGAAGCCTTGATTTTCGGGCTCAAATATTTTTACGTGGTGGGCTTTTAGAACCAACCCTATTTTTTTATTCATAAAGTAGATTCCAGATATGTAGAAATTACACGTAACTGTGTAGTTCGCACAGCATCCATCTATGATAGTCATTGTTGAAGGAACGCGATTACTATCATATAAACGAGAGTCCTCGGTATATTTGATACGAAGTGTGTCACTGTCGGATATGTTTGAATGAAAGACGTTGTATATTTCGTCTACCGACATTTTTGTGTTAAACAGGTCTTCGTAGCGATTTGATAGTTCTTGTATTATTTCGCGTTCTAGCGTTCTGTATTCATCTGCGAACGCTGGATTGTCTGATAAAGATATCATCAGGTTTATCTGATCGTTTGCTCCGTAGTTATTAACTTTGAACCCGAATGGCATCTTACTACGAGGAACAACAAGTTTGATATCTTTACCGTCCTTTTTTAAAGAAAGGTTGTTAGATCTAGAATTTCTTTCTAATTCTATCATTAATTCTATTTTAGTTTAAATCTTTAAGTCTTTTATGCACTACAATTTTCGCAGGGTTCGAGTGTGAATTGTATGGGTCTCGCCTTGGCTTTGCTTCGCAGGTAGTACATTCCAGTTTTCAGTCCCTTGTTCCATGCGTACATGTGCATTGATGAAATTTTGCTCACCGTGGGTGATTCTAGGAAGAGGTTCATGCTTTGGCTTTGGCATATGAAAGCTCCTCTGTCTGCTGCCATATCTATGATTGATTTTTGGCTAATTTCCCAGACCGTTTTGAAAACGTCCTTGATCTTTTGTGGGAGTTCTTCAAATCCCTGTACAGATCCACCGGATCGGATAATCGCGTCTTTCACGTGCTTGTTCCACATGTTGATTTCCTTCAGTTTTTTTATGAGGTGTTGGTTGACGACAACGAATTCTCCCGCCATTGTGCGTCGGAGGTAGATGTTGGTGGTGTAAGGTTCGAAGCATTCGTTGTTTCCTAGAATTTGGCTGGTGCTTGCGGTAGGCATCGGTGCCACGAGCAGGGAGTTCAGAGCCCCGTGCTTCACCACTTCCCCTCGCAGTTTTTCCCACTTGGGCGCGAGCTTAAGACTGTTCGCGTCGATGTTCCACAAGTCGAACTGAAACTGACCCTTTGATAGAGGAGATCCTTGGAACGTTTCGTACGCCCCGCGTTCCTTTGCGAGTTCCACCGACTCGGACATTGCGGCGTAGTAAATGTGTTCGAAGATGTGCCTATTGAGTTCCTTGGCTTCGTCGCAGTCGAAGGGATATTCGAACATCATGAACACATCAGCCAGTCCCTGCACACCGAGTCCCACTGGTCGGTGCCGCAAGTTGGATTTCTTTCCGCATTCAGTCGGGTAAAAGTTCTTGTCGATGACCTTGTTCAGGTTACGCACGAGAATCCTCGCCACGGATTCGAGCTTTGAGAAGTTGAAGGTTTTGTTCTTCGCGTCTACGAACTTGGGGAGTGCTATGGATGCGAGGTTACACACGGCGGTTTCGTCCTTGCTAGAAACCTCGAGGATTTCGGTACACAAATTGCTGGACTTGATGATACCAATATTCTTTTGGTTCGACTTTTTGTTACATGCGTCTTTGTAGAGCATGTACGGCGTTCCCGTTTCGATTTGCGAACGCACGATGGACTTCCACACGACTTCTGCGTTGACCGTCTTCCTCGCGAGTCCTGGCATCTTTTCTGCGGCTTCGTACATGTTATTGAATTCTTCTCCATAGACTTCCGACAAGTCCTTCCCAAACTTGTTTCTGACTTCGTTCGGGCAGAAGAGCGACCACTGACCTCCGTTTTTCAGCCTCTCCATGAACAAGTCCGGGATCCACATAGCAGTGAAAAGGTCTCTGCAACGGGCTTCCTCGTCTCCTTGGTTTAGGCGGAGATCCAAGAAGTCCATAACGTCTGCGTGCCACGGTTCGAGATACACCGCCACGGAACCCTTCCTTTTCCCTCCCTGGTTGACGTACCTTGCGATTCCGTTGAAGACGCGCAGCATGGGGATGATTCCATCCGACTTGCCATTGGTTCCCTGGATTCTGGATCCACTGGCGCGAACGTTGTGTACGTGTACTCCCACCCCTCCCGACCACTTGCTGATTCTCGCCGTCTTCTTCATCGTGTCAAAGATTCCGTCGATGCTATCTTCGTTCAGCGCCTCGAGAAAGCAGCTGCTCATTTGCGGGCGCGGGGTTCCGGAGTTGAACAGCGTGGGCGTTGCGTGAACAAAGTACCCGAGTGACATGTGGTTGTAGGTGTTTTGAACTTCATCGAGCGGAATCTCCCCAGTTTCCTTGTTGTAATGGATTCCACAAGACACCCTGAGGAACATGTACTGCGGCGTTTCTACGATCAACCCTTCGACCTTGGTGAGATACGCCTTTTCCAGCGTCTTCAGTCCGAAGAAATTGATGTCGTTGTCCCTATTCTTCTTAATCATCTTTTCGAGATCCGCGTCGACGTTACACATTCCGTTGAACAGAGTTTGATCAAGAATCATCTTCCCATTCATCGCGGACATGGCTTCCATGAACGTTGGACTCGCGTTCTTTTGGATGTTGCTTGCCGTTATGCGTGCGGCAAGTTTCTCATAGTCCGGTTCAGTGGAAAGCATTCCGGCTGCAATTTCGGCACTGAGTGTGTCTATTTCTTCACTCGAGATGCCATCATAAAGTGAGGACATAACTTTTTGGGCGACTTCATCAGGTGATACGCCCGAAAGGTTATTGGTAAGCTTTCGGATACGACTGGCAATTTTGTTAAAATTGACATCCTCAAGCTGTCCGTTGCGCTTCTTGACCTTCATTACTACTATATCGATTTTTATCTTTAATTGTTCTTGCACAGAGTTCCCTCTCTGACACGCACCGCGCCAGCTGGAATGTACTTCCTGTCTGGTCTCGTGAGGTAGGTGTTGGTGAGAAAAATGCCTCCTGGTGCGACGTGGGAAGCCTTGAAGCACTCGTCCTCAGGCTGACACTCGGGTCCGTCGTAAAGACGCAGAGGACGCTCGTTGGTGTTTTCTGGAAATGATGCCATTGTGAGTTCCTGCATTTTTATTATATTAGTAGATTATAAAATGGATTTCCGTTTGTCTATGATTAACTCTATGCGCCAGGCACCAACTGAATTATCCGAAAACTTTTTTTGCTCGAAGAATATAAATTTGATTCAAAAGCAAGCCAGACAGACCATTAAGAATGAAACCGGTCTTTCTATCGATAGGCAAAATGATGATGACTTGGCTACTATTATGAGGCAGATTTACATCACGAATGTTTATAATCCTTACACCGATGTTTCGGATCAGATAAAGGTTCTGAACTCGAGGGTGTTGCAGTTTGTTTTGCAGCAGATTAGGGTTGGTCTTTCGGAGAGAATCGCCTACCTCAGGGATATCTCTAAGCCAATTCAGCCGAACCAACTTCCCAAGTCGACTACCACATACGGGAATAAAATACCATACAATAACAAGATAGGATTATGATTAATCAGATATGTGGTGTCCTTTATTTCCTTTTCACATCTAAAATCATACATCTTTTCGCGATTGGAACTATTAAGCCCACACTTGATAGTTCGAAGGCTGAGGAGCACAAGCAGGAATTCATAGTGAATGTGTGCGAGTTATTTTTTATTATAGTGGCACTACTGTTATTAAAAGGGAAGAACATCTGAACAGTAAGTAAAATGTCTCTCAACGCACACAAGCATGAGACCGCGCAATTGTGCATGGAAAAGGGGTGGGATAGATCTAATATATTCTTGGTTTGGATGCTTTTCATGGAGGAGATAGGCGAACTCGCGTCTGCGATTCGTCACCATACCAAGCATTTTAGAAAGCAGAATGTTAAGAAGGGCAATGGAATAGACGTCGTGATGGAGATGGGAGATGTATTCAATTACCTTTTTCAGATAGCGGGGATGCTCAACATTGACCTCGACGATATGTGGCAGAAGCAGATGCGTAAAGCCCATAGCAAGACATATAAAATATCTGTGTATAATAACAGGAAAAATGACATCGTCCTTAGGGTTAAGTGATGAAATCATAATAAATGACATAAATTACGAGACATTGCCTGACAATTTCACTCCTGGTGTGGGCGGTACTTACAAACGCAATCCTCCTCCTTACAAGCCTCCTGAGGAGGTCGTTGCGAGTTGGGATGAGGACGTCCCCAGTCCAGCGTGTGAACACACGTACACCGCTGGATATAGGACGGCATCTTATTGCACACCTAAGACCGTCACTTGCGACCTTAAAAGGTCGTACGAACCAGAAAGAATAATCGATCCCGGACGCCTGGACTACCTTGCGCGTGAAGTCGCTGCAAAGAAGAAGGCTTCCATGCTTTCAACGATGATGGATAAAGAAAACATCGATGGCGTCGATAGATTAAACACAATTCTGGCTGTGCTTTTCATTCTAGCTGCAGCTTTTCTTTTTTTGAAGTTAATGCGCTAACGAGCGTTTTTTGTAATTCTTCTTTACCCTTTTCTATATTTTCTTTAAGTCCCTCACAATTATGTGTCTCCATGAGTATGCATCGAGAACAATAATTGCGATTACACGACTTACACTGAAGTGTGAGGAGCCCAACCTTTTTGCGGCAGCAGTTGCACCTCATCTTGGTATATCATAAACGTATTTCTTAAAGTTCGCATTCCTCTTCTTCTTTCTTCTCTACGACCGGAATCTTTGCGATAGATTCCTTTTTCTTTCTCTTTTTGATGAGACCTTCCGTCCCGTGGATTCTGTGCCACAGTACCCTATCCCAGAAGTTGCGCATGATTGGTAGATTTTCGGCGAACCACTCCCTGTCTCTCTCGACGCTCACGACGTTGAACTCTGGATCCCTGGGCCACGTGAGTTCGCTCGGCTTGTATTGGATGAAATCGCACACTTCGAGGTCTAGAATTTCCATCAGGAGCTGTACCTGTGGCATGTAGTAGGAAGGTATTTCATCTTTGATTTCCCTCCTAAGAGGGCACTTAATTTCTATCAGCCTCCCCGATGACGTGACCCCGTCGGGGCTTCCTGCCAGGTAATCGATTGTCGGGTGTGGAAGCAGTCCCACCTCGTGTACTTTTTCGTCGAACATTTCCTCGTACTTTATGCGCGCCTCGTCCTCGTACTTATTTCCCCATTCCGTTGCCGCGTTGCCCGTGAAAGTCCCTTCTCCGCACTTCACCGTTATGAGCTTCTCTGGCGACTCGTATGGGTTGACTCCTATGGCACTCGCCACCGCGCTCGCAGTGAGGCGATCCTTCCGTAGTTTATACCACCCATCAGTCCTCTGTGCAGGACTTCCCTCATCC